CACTAACAATGTATCTAGTGTCTGAGGCCTGTTCAAGTTTTGTTGCCACTCTTCCATCTGGATAATCCTTCCACCATTTTTCTAGTCGGCTCTCGACTGTTTCATAATCTGCTAAGTTAAATGCCATTAGTCTTTCCAATCATCGGTGTCGTCTTGCATTGCATCTGTAATGCTTTTACCAATTGATAAGTAGGCAATTGCATCTTCGTAATTGTCAAGGTACGCAGGATCTTCAGCTTGCCGGCTGATCTTGACCAACGCCATACAAATTGCAGCTTCGTTTGGTTGAATTGGATAACCCAAATATGCACTCCACAGTTCGGCAATCCTCTTGTGGTTTGTAATTGGATGCCCATAACGGACACCTCTCTCATGAATAGTTTTGATGACATTATCAAATAACTGTTCAGTTGTTGTTGGCATCGATTTTGCTATCTGTGATCCTACGGTGCATGTCGTAGCCGTCTTTACGACCTTTCCAGTAACCTGCCTGAAATGCGTTATCTTTAATTGTTTCGTAAACGCCCCACGCAATAAAATAACCCAGGACGCTATAAAGCACTATCCATGGTGCTGTTGTTTCTATCATTTAGCCCTAACTATGCGCACATACTTTGTGGCACAGCTGTAGTGTCGCACTTGTGTATGACTTTGTGGATTATTTAGGGCGTAGTTTGTATAACGATTAGGTAACGATGTTACCCGTAATACCGCCCTAGAGCTGTAAATGAGCCATCCTTTGAGATAGGCACTAACGTGGGTGTTAGCGTCTTTCCTACGGCTTCTAGTATAGCAATACCCATCTGCCAATTCGCGCTTCCATAGCGGATATAAGAGGCTTTTTTTCTATCCATTAGATTACCTACCTCAACCCCATATAAGGGTCTGTAATAACTTCCTATGGCTTCTGTATAGGCACTCATGCCCAGTCTATGGCTATGTCCTGCTATGACCGATTTGCCCCATTTTTTAGCAAGGTTAAGGGCTGTAATACCTGCGTGCTGGCTCATGCTGCCCTCATCGCCATGTGCTAATACCCAGCCAGGGTGAAACTCGTAAGCTGTGCGATGGTAATCAATGCCCATAGATGCAAAATCCATAAACTTAGGGTATTGCAACTCTGGCAACCCAATCAATCCCGGGGCTTTAAGTAAAGTGTTATATAAACGATCTGTATGGTTAGATCTAATTACCGATGCTTGCTTGCTGTACTCCGTAATATCCCATAGGATGTCTTGACAAGCTGCACGATCTTCGTTAAGAGTCTGACTGTAAGCCAAAGGTGTGCCATCGGCCCACTTGCTAATTGTTTGAAAGTCGATCTCATCGCCAACACATAAAACCTCGTCAAACTTCTCACGTCTTGCAAGTTTAATGACGTTCTTGACTGCCTGCTCATGATGGTATGGGATTTGTAAATCTGATATTACGAGCCACCTAATCGTCATCTTCTTCCGTAGGATCGATACTAGGTATGATGCCGCCATCACCAATAACCCAGTCTGGCATAGTCGCTCTATCTGATACAAAATACAAGCTACAGCTCTCACTAAAGCCAGCCTTACGTGCAGCCTTGTAAATCTCATTCATAGCAATATAATGCTGATCTAGTTTAGATAATGGCTCGGGTGATTTACGCACCACGCGCTTATTTATCTTCTTACGCTTACGCCTTGTATCAGCCATACTACTATTGTCGCTTACACATTAGGGAATATAGATCATCAACACGCTGTTCTAATCTTGTTAACTGATCCTTCATGCTTGCGCCACCATTAGGACGTAATTCGTTTAGCCAGCCTTTAACTAAAAAACGTAATCCTATTAGCACGCTTGTTAGCACGGCGCAACCGCCAGCTATAAAGCCAGCCCACTGTTCCGGTGTCATGCTTCATCTGCACCGAGGCCATAAGCATCATCGGATTTATCTAAAGCCCTAGCTGCTGGGCCTGCAAGTGCGGCCACTACTACTGATATAACTGGATCTAGTCCTAGCTCATTACTGGCTAAGAATGTTAAGAATGATACAAGCACACCCCTAAAATATGATTTAAGTATTGCTTTCTGCTTATTGCTTATTTTCATATATTACCCCCTAGTAGTGGTATATCAAACGGCTTGCTATCTTTATCGCCTAACTTTGTAAAGCTAATATGTATGTGCTTTGTGTGCTTGTTAAAACCCTTGTACTTACGCCACTTAAAATTAAGTATTTTGCTAGCAATCATGCCATTATGAATTACGTAAGATATGCGCTTATCGGTTTTTGCACACTTTCTGATCTGGTCAGCCAAATATATTGACATCCCTTCGGATGTATCCAGGCGAGAATCCACATCAATGGCTCTGACACATCCTGCATCTGGATTATGATCCGATTTTCTGGCGGAATGACGAGCATCACCCACCCACCCATCAGAGGTAGTGCGACGATCTGGGTACCAGGTATCAATCTGATCCCTTAACTGTGTACCTGCAGCGCATAGCCAGGGTTTCATTTACTGGCTATAAACCTAAAGCCCGAAGGTCATCAGTAGTTAAACCTAACGCTGCTAACTTGCCTTCGGCTACGGCTTTGGCTTGCGCCTTGGCTTCGGCTTCGGCTTGTTTTGCTGAGTTAATTTCTTCTAATTTTTGATAATTAGCAAATTCAGAATCGTTCATTTCTCTTTGTATAATTTCATCAGATTCTAAATTATGTATTGTAACTAAAGGTCTAGTCATTATTTCATACCCCAAATCTTTATTTCTCCACCTGTGTATCCGCCACCGCCAGCATTTACTTGGATTGAACTAATAGCAGAACCTCCAATATATAGACCACTACCTGTGAAAAAGTTAATTGCACCAGAGGCATATTTAACATTACCAGTAAAAGATAAAGTCTTTGTACCAGTTGATACATAATTAGTTATCATAATATCTTGCGCTTGTTTACTTAATTGTGCTGTCGCTGTTCCACAAGCACCTATATCTATTGAAGTTGCTGTGTTATTTGTTGCAGGATAAGCGGTTGAATTTTCCACCTGCACTTTACCATCTGCATAATTTGAACCAGTATCTGAATTAAATTGTAATGTAACGCCACCAACACCAGATTTAACACCATCTATAATTTGAATTAATAAATTTATGTAACTACCACTAATACTTGTTATAGATGTTGTAGCACCTGATAAACTTGTTGTAGATAATAAAGTCAAACCACCGCCGCTTGCAGGTGTAGCCCACTTCAGACCAGTACTCTCAGAACTATCCGCAGTAAGGACTGTGTTATTAGCACCTACAGTTAATTTAGCAAAAGTATCTGCACCAGTACCAGCTACTAAATCACCCTTAGCATCAATAGCTGTAGCCATAGAGTTAGTTACAGTTACTGTGCCAGAAGTACCACCACCTGATATACCTATACCAGCGGTTACACCTTCAATATCACCTGTTGCACCAGATGCAACCCATGCTGCACCATCGTAATACCATAGGCCGTTAGTATCTTTAGTGAATGCAAAGTTGCCTTCCTGCGGTGAGGTTACGGCTGCATCTCTAGCTGCGGTACTTGCAAATACCCAAATACCTTGCATTAAATAACCATCGACATCGGCAGCGGTCAGTACCTCGCCTGTCTGAAAATCCTTAAACCCTAAACCTGCAGCCATTTTTACTCCTTAGTAACTTAGGACATTATAGTCTAAAGTGCCATAAATCGTATCATTTAGGATAAATGCGTCTATGACTGGCTCTAATGTCGTGAACGTGGTTTTCCAACTATTCGGTGTGATATTCATTCTCACACCAAAAATCTGTAGGGTTTTTTCTAGCAAAGACCCACCTGGCTGGGTAGTGATTACCTTTATTGGATCAAAGAAATCTAGGTCTAAAGCTGCAATAATGCCTGTATTGTAATTGCCTGTGTAAAGGTCTAACACTATGTTATCTACTCGGATGCTTGTTTCGGCTCTACTTGCAACATAAGCCTGTGCGTAATCTAAGGCCACGGCATCGGTCTGCATAAGTAGGTTGTCTAAAAAGTAGCTGTGTAAAAAATATTTATCTATGCTGGCTTGATTTAAGGCTACCTGTGCAGTGCCACCAGACCTAGTAATAGTAGCTTTATTAAATACCAATACATCATTAAGAATCCAACTTGCATCAAAATAGGTTATGCCAGTGCCATTATCTGCAAAGATTGTCGGTGTGCCGCCAATAGATCCAGCGGTTACGGCTCTATCTTGGAATACAAACGAGCCACTAGCATCTACATATAAAGCACCATACTCTGAATTGGCTACAGTAGTTAAAGCTGCTAAGGCTGTGCGGTTAGTGCCTGGGTCTGCCTGCATAGTAGTAAGACCTGTATCTACATCACGCATAGTCGCTGGCCATGAGATTTGATCTAATATTTCGTTTATACGTGTACCTGATAAGTCGCCTGCAGTAGCACCTGTAACTGTGCTGATCTGTGCATTTTGCGCTAATCTAAATGCATCTACAGCTTGTATTGTTGTCATGGCTAAATCTTCACCAGAGTCGTCTGGGTATGTAGTTACGTAGCTTGTTATGAATCCTGAAAATATAGGATAGGTAACCCCGCTATAGGTTGCAGTAATCTGCACCTTCTTCATAGGTGTTAATAAATTAAAATACGGGCCACTAACATTCTGAGGGTTAAAATCACCATTCTGATCTACTATGCGTAACGTAAGTGTGCCGGTTTGAAACTCATCAATAAATGCGTTACGTCCTCGGTTAGTTTCTATGCGGTTAATTTGATTCGATACATCTACAATTACAGCTGCACTATCGGCTAGTACGTTAGTACCTAAGATACCTGTATCTAAAATCATGGCCTGAGCAAAACTTGGCCCAGTGCTAAAGTTAATTACAGCATTTATTACTGGTACTGGCATTACAAGCCGCCAGCAATACCATACGAGATACCAGACTTCTGGGCTATCTGTAAACTTTCTGCTATTAGTGCTGCAAATCTATCGCCAGTCTGTGACACATCTACAGTTATTGTTAAGTCTTTTGACTCACCACGTCTTACAAATGATGGATCAAATACTGAACCACCTAAAGTGCCTTGTGATATATCTGAATAACTTTGACCATAAGATAAAGTCTCAGCGGCCTTAGCGGTGCCACCTGTTAAGCCTTTAGGTAACATGCCAGCGGATAGCGCCTGCATCGCTGCCAAAGCTGCTAATAATTGTGCTACATCATTTCCTAGATCTTTGTTCTCACCCATTCTAAATCTAGCAGGATCAAATGTGCCTAAAGCCATCGCTGCTTTTCTGGCTGCTTCTGCTAACAATGCAGCTGCTTCTGCAGCTTTCATTTCCTCTAATATCTTTTTAGCCAAAGCCTCGTTATTGTCTAATATGGCTAATTGTGCTTTTAGACGTAATTTAGTTTCTTCATCGGTTGCAGCGTTGAGTGCAGCCGTAAGTCCTATGCGCTCTACATCAAACTTGTCTCGTAATTGATCTACTGCAGTCTTTTTCTTTAATTGGCTATTTTCTGCTTTACGTAATGTAACAGAATCTTTGATTGCCTTACTTTCGGCTTTTCTTTGTGATGGAATACCTGAGTAGCCGCCTTGATTCTGATTCATTACATCGGATCTGCGTACAAACTTGTTACCTACTTTAATGCTAGCATTTGGGTTGAGTAGTCCTATTACATCGCCTACAGTCCTAAATGCGTTGCCTATCTTCTCAGCTGCATTAACCATCTTTATAGTAAATGTATTTATATCGTTACTGCCAGATAATGCTGCTATGGCATCTAATAAGCCCTTGCCTATTGCCTCTTTAGATTCATCCACGGCTACAGTTAATTTAGCCATACTGCCTGCATAGCCTTCTACAGCTGCTGCGGCCTGACCTGCAAAGTTAGTGTTAAGTGTGCGTTGCACTTCTAAGAATGATGCTGACTTTAATTGTGCTTTGCTTAGTCCTACCCCTAATCGACCAAGTGCTGCGTTATCGCCTAGGTAAGCCTTAGATAGGCTTGTAGATACAGCTGTAAGATCCTTGCCAGTGCCTGCTGAAACGTTTAGTGCAGTCTCAAATAAACTCTGTGCCTTAGCAACATCCTTAGTTACAATAAGCAAACGCTGAAAGCCTGGAATTAAACTTTCATCTACGATGCCAAATTGTAAGGATAGATTCTTTAGATATTGTTCTATGCCTGGCTGCTCAAACTCTAAGCCTAAGTTGCTAACTGTGGTGCGTAATTTAGCGGCTGCCTTCTCTGATTCTATAAATGCGTTGACTGCGCTCTTGCCAAATGCTACTACGGCTAATGATCCAAATACTTTGGCAGAAGTCTTACCCAGAGCTTTTAGGTTTTTATCAAAGGCTGATATTTCTTTCTTGCCTTTTTTTAATCCTTTGTTATCAAAGGTGCTGAGTACCGAGGCTACAATTGTTGGCACAGTTATACTCCTGTAAATCCGCGAGCTGATCGCTCTTTATAAAATTGCAACACTTGACCTTTTTTCTCTAAAGGTAACTTCTTATAGTAAGCAAAGATTGCATCGTTAAGTGCTTTTTCTATGTTTGCATAGATAGGGCCTTGCTCTTTTTCCCACACTTTGTAAAGGGCACGACCAGTATTTCTACGACCTCTACGGCCTACAGAGCCTTTGAGTGTTGCATCTACTAATGGTGGCAAGGCTGCAATAAACTCTGCGCTTGCATTCGGATTTAGTGATGCGCCGCCAGGTGTGCCTTGTTTATTTTTCCTACCTGCCCATTCAAATACCATACCTGCTCGGTTTTCGTTGCTTACATAATTGTAAACAGAATAGCCTTTATTGTTTTTCTTATTAGGCCCTAGTTTATATTTTATGCCACCCTGTGCTTGGCTTTGATCATAAGCAGGAAAAGGTTTTTTTTGCCCTGCAACTTCTGGTGCTTGTTTTAGCCAACCACTTAATACGCCTGCATTGTTCGGGAACTCTCGTTTAGTTAATGCCGCTACTTTTAGCATAGGTGTTTTAAGCTGTGCTTTGACATTCTTATACATGTCATCATCTAATTGATCTATAGCTTTAAGGAACTCTCTAACGCCGTTTACGACTACTGGCATTTTTGATCTCCTTTGCTCTATCGCTAAAAACTTGCACTATTGCTTTTAGCATCTCTGAGTCCATGTTAATAAACTCACTAGGCGCGATCCCAGTCTCTACACTTAAAGCAGCCACTGTATAGAGAATGGAGTCACGCTGTACTATTTTTTTTCTTCGTCTAATACCTCGACAGTTTCTAAGCTGTCAATAAACTCTAAACCAAATATAGGTACAGTCACGTTAGCCCTACGTAAGCACTCATGCGCTAAGAAGTAAATCTCAGTCTGCCGTTCGTGGTCACGTAGGACTTTACTAATTCCTGCGCCATACTTTAACTCGAAAGCGTACTCGACACCTGGCGTAATCTTGTGTTCAGATACTTCACCATTAGCCCTTGTTATCTTTAGCTTTGCCATTATTACTCCTTAGGCTGTTACGTCAACTACTATAGGGCTTTGGCAGGTAAATGTAATTGACTGTGTGCTTATGTCGCCTACTGCGCCGTTTACATCTTGAGTATTGTTTACCAATACTGTTGTTTGATACTCTGGGTTAGTTGCACTAATTACGGCAGAAGTCTGTTTGATTGTTAGTGGCACTGTAGTACCCCATGCTGCCTGAAGTGTTGCGTTTACATTAGCTGCTGCTGTGTCATTTAAGAAGTCAATAGTGATAGTGCTGGCTTCTAGACCCTTTGCGAACTTGTGAGCTGTATCGCCCATAGCTGTTACTTCTAATTCATCAAATGAGCGGTTAATTGTTACGGCTGTTACGTGATCGCTTAGGGCGACACTGTTCAGCGTGACAACAACGCCATTACTTAGATAGATTGCCATTATTCGTTGTCCTCATCTTTCTTAGCCGCTGGTCGTTTAACCGCTGCTGGTTGGTCGGTAATCTGGCCTATTTTAACCAGAAAGTTATGCTCTTCTTCTGTTAGTCCTTTATAGCTCATGTTAACTCCAACTCGTTAGGATTGATACTGTTATCTCAGATACTAGCAAGTCGCCACTAGCTGCGTTGACTATAGCAGGTGCTGAAATAGTAGATATGTTTAGTGTAAGACTTGATGCCGCTAGTTTAGTTACTACTGCTAATATAAAGTTTTCCATGCCTGCTAAGTTGCCTTGGTTGTCAAAGGCTGGTGTAGTCATAAGAATCTTAAAGTTTGCTAAAGGTGCAATAGTTATGTAGTCATTATTGCTAGGTGTTAAATAAGGATCACCAGGTGTGACTACTACGCTGTTAGCCAGTAGTGTTGCCGGTGGAAAACTAAAGGTTGACCACACGCCTGCATTGGCTAAGTCTGTTGCAAGTGTGCTGCGTAGTGTGGTTATTGCAGCTGGCATTAGCCGACCAGTGAGTTAGGACTAGAATACGGTTGGATGAGACCACGCACTCTGTTAATCAGCTGATAACCCATCCGATAT